GGATCAGTAGCTCCAAAGTAAAATCCTCGAAAAGTGGCTTCGCGCCTGGCTTTTCGGGGATTTTTGTTTGGCTTGGAGATAGCCTTCGGAGGGGAATGTGGGCGCTAATTGCCCTAATTTCCCGGAAAGTTTTTTTGAAATGCAAGTCAAGATGCAAGTCAAAAAGGGCAAGAAACAAGTCAGCCGGACTGTGTACAGGACTTTTTGAGGTAAGTGTCCAGACGGTTTATTTTCTTCTTCTTGAATTTTTTGTCGAGGGCGGTATAGATGCCAAGCGTGACCGAGATGTCTTTGTGGCCCATCTGGTCGCGGGCGGTCATGACGTCCACACCGGCAAAGTACATCAGAGTGCAGAAGGTATGGCGGAGCTGGTGCGGGGTGAAGGTGTCGATGCGCATGGGCAGGCCGCCCGGGCGATTTTTGTTCTGCTGGCCGTCGTAGCCGTACTTGACGTTCAGGTCGCGCATATAGCTTTCCCACAGACGCTTCCAGCCCTGCTCGGTCATCTGCTGGCCTTTGTGGTTGTGGAGCACATAGAAGCAGCCATCCTGCTGGGTGCGAAGATAATCGACAAGAACTTTGGGGATGCTGACGACGCGGACGCCGGCAGGGGTCTTGGTGATCTTGACTTTCTTGGCGCGGAAATCGTAGCCTTTGTTGACCGTGATGGTGGCGTCGTCAAGGTCGATGTCGGCCCAAGTGAGGGCGGTGGCCTCGCTGCGGCGGAGGCCGGAGTAGAGTAGGAGCATGGCGGCTCGCTGGGCGGCGTGGGGTGTCTCACGGATCCAGCGCTGCTGCTCTTCGGTGAGGGGGTCGCGCGACTCCGGCGCAGCCCCGGCGGGGGTGATGGTCTTGACCAAAGGGTTGTACATCACGATCTCCGGGATGGCGAGGTCATACGCGGCCTTGGCGCTGCCGCGCAGGTTGGTGAGGGTGAAGTGGGAGAGAGGCGGCTTGCCGTCATGCCAGTCGGCCAAGTTGTTGAGCACCTGCTGGAAGTCGGCCGCGCGCAGCTCAGACGCCGGAACGTCCACCAGTTCGCCCCAGTGGGCCTTATTGGTCGCCAGTCGGTCAATGCTTTTCTGGCCGATGCCCTTTGCCTTTTTGGCGGCAATGAGGTTATCGTACAGGGTGCCTAAGGTGGCTTCGGCCTGTTCCGGGTCCATGCCCTTGCTGACGGCAGAACGGAAATCATCCGCAGCGGCTTTGGCCTCACGGAGAGTCGAGCCATAGAAGGTCTTGTATTTGCGTTTCCCGTCCGGGCCTTTGCCGAGGTAGACCTGACAGGAATACCGTCCATCGGCACGCTTTTTATTTTTGGCCATAAAAACTCCTTTCCGACTTGCTTGCCGATGCACATGAGGTATGGTATACTGGATGTGTCAGCAGGCAGAGAGTCATTGACTACGTTTTTCTCCGACATTGCACCCCTATGCGCACCCCGGCAGCTTTTTCGTACAAGGCTGCCGGGATCTTTTTTTTACACAAACGCCCCCGCTGGTGGAAACACTGGCGGGGGCGTTTGGTTATGTATCGGCGCTCAGGAGGTCGGCGGGTCTGATGTGCAGGATGTTACAGAGTGCAAAGAGATTATCTGTTTTGGGCTGGCCTACGCCTCGCTCATAATAGCCGATCGTGCCGATGGTGACATCAAGCTTCTCCGCAAGCTCCAGCTGCGTCAGCCCGGCGGCCTGCCGTGCCTCGCGGATGATGCGGGCAGATTCGGGATGGGTGCGGGTGGACATAAATAAGCACCTCGATTCAAAATCGTCACACGGAAATGCTTTTTAGTAACTTGGAAACGGCAGCGCACTGGTTATATTTAGCTCTGAAATCAGAAAGCCAAGTTTCTAAAGCAATATCAGATATGAAATCATGCTGGAGACCATATTGGCCTAAATTTAGAGCAAATTCAATTAAGGGAAGAGGAGCAGAGTCGTTTGATAATGAGTAGTCATACGGAAAGTTCTTTATATCATCATTGATATAGAACCATGCAGCAGACCAAGCGCATGAAGCGGGGTCGCCAGAATCTACCGGAATAAAATTGAAATCAACGGCTTTAGAGTGATAACGGTAGCGATAAAGCGTACGTGCACGAATAGATTCCCAAATAAAAGAATCTCCGATTTCGTTAGAAATGGGAAGGGTATAGGACATTCTACGTCCAACAGAAAAATTCAGTTGCATACGGTCAAATGAATCTTTTATTTGTCGAAGAAAAATTCGGGTATGAAGATATTGTAAAGAAAAGCCGAAAAATAAAAGAAGAGGGAAAAGTGCAGCATCTATTAGCTTTTCGTGAGAGTAGGACAAAACCAATAAAATAATTTCCAGCAAAAAAACAAATATGAATAGTGCAAGAGACTCCAGTCGGCTTATTGCGAGTTTTCTTGAGGAGCGTATACGCTGTTCATAACTGTCCATGATAAATTCTCCATATACTGATCAACCGCTTTGGTTTAGCCAGAGCGGTTATTTTTTATGCTTCCTTTGCGCCCAGACCAGACGCAGGACATTTTTTATAACGTCCGGTGAGGACGAGGTCTTCGACATACTCCACAGCCTTGGTCTGGCCTTCATCGTTGAGCTGGTCGAAGCTGTCCAGTAGCTTTGCCTGAGTGGGGGTGAGTTGAGCGCTATTTTCTTTTGGTTCAATGATACCGTGTGTGATTCCTTCTACGGTTATCCCGAGAAGGTCGCAGATTCTAACGACAGTTGTTACGGCTGTTCCACCGATTCCGCGCTTGAAAATGTTGTCAACGGTAGAATAAGGGATACTGGCTGCAACAGTAAACGCTCGAATGCTCTTATAATTCGCTAAAATAAGTTCTTTGAGCTTTTCTTCGACGTTCATAAACATCACCTCCTGATGCTCAGTATACGGGACGAATGACAGAAATGCAATACAAATTCACCAAATTACAAAAATAATTTTGAGAAGCTATTGACTATTCACTCGATATGGTGTATTTTATAGTAAAGTTCACTCGATTTAGTGAACCATGGAGGTGAAATGGTTTGTACATGAACTTGAAAGCAGAGATGGCTCGTAAGGGGATTACCAATGAACAGCTTGCAAATGGAATTGGAATCAATCCAGCGACAATGTCAGCGAAATTGAACATTGCAGGGCGTATGCGCCTGGATGAAGCGAAATGTCTTCGGGACAAGTTTTTCCCGGGAATGACGATGGATTATCTCTTTGGAGACGTCCAACCCGCTGACCCGCCGAAGAGCGCGTGAGGGAGGAGGAAAGATGGACAACGAAAGCAAAAAGCCCTGCGCTCCTGTGGAAGAGGAGGGCAGGGACACGACCACCGTATTTCGGGAAGAAGACCCGCTTTGTGCTGCACTGGACGAGTTTTGTTATGCACTGAATTTCTGGTACGGCTCCATGAACAACCCGTGGCAGCGGGAAGACAGGGCGTACCGGAAGAAACTGGCTCAGGCAGTCAAGGCAGGTCTGAAACGGGTCCTGCGGGACGAGGACAAATTATCTGATTGAGCTTTACATGATATGTTCCATAAACGGAACGAGGGTCGCAATAAAAGCTGATCTCGCCACGAGTGAACATTTCTTGAACAGTCCGCAGGCACCATCTGCACTCATAACAATCCCGGTAGCCGCCACAACCTCCCGGGTACGTGAAAAATGGTTCGGGAGTATCGGGCGTTTCGACCCATGCAATAGACACATGATAGGGTGGTTGTTCAAAGGAAAAGTACTGAGGGCAGCGAATATGGAAATCGATTACACAAGACGTGACAATCACCTCCTTTCTGGGGGTATTGTATCATAGCTCAAAAAGTTTGGCCACGAAACGGGCTGCTGCCCCGCCGAAGAGCGCGTGAGGGAGGAGGAAAAAAGTGACAGAAGCAATCGTTTGGCTGCTGGCGGCGTGGGCGATGAACATTGTAGCCGTATGGATAGCGAAAGTATGGCTGCACGGGGAGAGACAGGGATACATCCTGTTTTCTATCGGCGTGAGCTACTTATACACGGTGCTTGTGCTGTGTGAGTGGCTGGTGCCGGGGTTCACGCAGCTGTAGCAGTTCCTGCCGCATAGCCTCGACGGCTTCATAATCGACGACCTTGAGTTTTTCTACAACATTGGTAGATGCAGGAGAAGAGCTGAATTCCATAAGCAGTGCTGAAAGCGCACTGAGTTTTTTACAGGTAGCATCCTCTTCAGAGAAGAGGATCGCATAGGAACAGCGGGCGAGCAAATCGCCGGCGGAAGTACGATCCAGAAGATTCATGCAGCGGTCAGTGGCTTGGAAGAACTGCTGGTAGGCTTCGACTTTGGCATGAAAAAAGAGCTTGTCGGATTCAAGTCTATAAGCATACAGGTTGGAACTACGAGCGATGAAGACCTGCGCAATGGAAGTGAAGAGGGCGGCTGCGGCAGAGACGAGAGCGGCAAAGGAGGAAACAAGGGTCAGTTTTTCAACAAAAGTCATAATTACACATCCTTTCTGAAAGGATTGTATCACGCAGCGGGAAAGCGGACAAGCCGCTGACCCGCCGAAGAGTGCGGGAGAAAGGAGGAAAGATGGACAACGAAAGCAAAAAGCCCTGCGCTCTTGTGGAAGAGGAGGGCAGGGACTACGATGCACTGGGACTGTTCCGCCGCGAGGGAGACAACGAAACCCTGATGGCGGCGATGGGCCTGTGGGAGTTTCTTCCGGCATGGATGGACGCCCGGCGGATGGCGCTGGTTGACCCGGACTATAACCGGAAAATATCGGCTATGGTCGCTGATCTGGCCGGGACGGTGCAGAAAGCAGCTCGAGAGATGGCCGAATGGGGTCAGGAAGAGTGCGCACCGGGCAGGATGGAATAAATTCCAGCGGGATACGACCGGACTCAAACATCAGATAAAGGGCGGCTGTACACATTTCGCAATTCTGGAGGCCGATTTGGTTTGCATGGTCACAGGGCGTCGGAAGCGTCCAGATCGGCACGGCGTTCGGGCGAGCGATACAACGTATCTCAGACCCGGCGGGAGGCAGGATGCCCAACGAATCAAAAGGACAGCGTATCCGAAAGTAAAATTTGTAGAGGCCTATCAAAGAATCACCTCCTTTCTGGGAGGATTGTATCATAGTCCAAAGAGAACAAGATGGAAGAAATAATTATAATAATAAGAATACAAATTTTGTATGCAAAAATCAAATGCTGCGATTTGATTTGTCAAGCTTGTGAAAAAATCGAAAGATTTTTGTATAAGTTCACCACACACAACTGACCCGCCGAAGAGTGCGGGAGGGAGGAGAAAAGATGTTTGCAAATCTGGTGGTGGAGCTGAAGAAGCATCACTACAGCCAGCGGGGGCTGGCGGCGTACATTGGGATCTCGGAAAGCTCGATGAATGACAAAATGAATGGCCGGACTCAATTTACCCTGCGGGAAGCAAAAGCTATTCAGGCGGTATTCGAAGGCCGTACACTGGACTACCTGTTTGAAGAAAAAGAATGAGCACCTGTGTTGCAGCACAGATGCCCAAGGGAGGAGTAAAAATGAACCGTTACATTATCGTTATCCCGGCGAAGAACCGGAGCTTTCTGCTCAAGTGCGACGAGGGGGACGGCGCGAAGCTGGAGACCCTGCAGAAGCTGGTGAGCGGGTATGTGGAGACCGTGCCGTCGGCGCTGGACGCCACCTGGGCGCGGGAGGAGGCCGACCGGCTGGTGCTGCTGGTGGACGAGGACGGCCGCCTGAAGTGCAAGGCCGCGAACCAGAAGGCCACGCGGCTTGCCCCGGCGGACGTCACGGAGAACGGCAAGCAGCCCATCGTGGGCGCTGCCGTGCTGATGTTCCAGCGGGGCGACAAGCTGCTGGGGTTTACAAAGCACGTGGCCGACACCATTTGCAGCGAGTGGCTGTGAGGAGGGGAGGACCATGCGGAAGGCGAAGGTATGGGACGCGAGGCAGCTGCCCGCGTATCTGACTGTGGTGCAGTACGGCGAGCTGATGGGCATCTGCCCGAAGACGGTGCGGCGGATGTGTCAGCGGGGCGAGCTGCCCGCACACAAGGAAGGGCCGAGGCTGTGGCGCATCGACAAGAACGCCGCGCTGGAACAGCGGCAGGAGGCCATGGAGATATGCCAGCGGAACGCCAGGAAGGCTCCGAAAAACAAAAAGCCCGCCGGTGCTGGAACACCGACGAGCTTCCGAGTGACAGGTTGAAGGGCCTATCGCCAGAACGATTTTACCACAGAGAAGGGAGAATTGCAATGAAAATGAAGATGAAGATACAGGCGCTTTATCTGACCGGCACTGTGCTGCTCATCGGTGCGGCGGGGGTGGGCGACAGCATCACCTTTGACGCCGTGGGCAGCTGGACGGGCGCGGCCATCCTGACCGTGCTGATGGCCGCCGGCGGCATCGTCTGCTGGGGCTATGGCCGGGGCTTGGAAATTGAGCAGGCGGAGAAGGCGCAGCTGCGCCGGTACTGCCGCAAGCTGAAGAGCTGCCAGAGCGGAGCGGAAGAGAAGAACGACAGGCATAGTGCGTAAAGGAGAAGAGTGCAATGGTACGGATCGAGATCAAAAAAGTAGCAGAGGGACAGGTCGCGCTTGGTATGGAGGCAAAAGAAGAAACGCCGGATGAAGTGCTGATGTGCGCCGCCCGGGGCTTTGTGGGCGTGGCAAGGAATCTGCTGGGACCGATGGCGACCAACCCACAGTTTGCCGAGGAGATTTCGAGGGGCATCAAGGGGATGCTGCTGGATACGGAAGATCTCAAGGTAACGCGGGGCGTAGAGGGCAAAGAAGCAAAGTTTATAGCAGCACTGTACGGGATGAATGCGGGGGGAGAAAAATGAAACTGGAAGAATACGAGCAGATCCTGCGCACCGGTACGCCCAGCGACCGGGCGCGGGCCATCGCCGAAGCCGGCAACGACAAGGAGCTGAGCGAGGAAGAGTTCCACCAGCTGACGGCGCTCATCAAGGGGGCTGTCCGGCCAAGAGCCCGGAAGATGACGCCGGACGAGGCGAAGCTCTGGGCAGAGGTGAGCCGGGTAAACACCCGGCTGAAGCAGGAGATGGTGGCAGCCAGCTTTACGGTGCGGGCCTTGCCGGGAGACCTGCAGGAGGACGCCATCAACATCCTCTCCAAGACCGTGAGCGGGATGCTGGGCGATCTGAGCCGCTTGATGGCGGAGACGGGTGAGCCATGATAGACCGGAAACAGTGCATCCATGTTTTTGAGATAACCCGCCAAAAGTGCCTTGTTTGCGCCGGGCGGGATGAGAAGTGCAGGGAGTACGAGCAGCATGAAGAAAAACAAAATGAGCCTCACGACAGAGCTTGATCTGACGCGGGAAGGAACGGCGGAGATGACGAGGTGGTGCATCCTCATCGCGCTGCACCAGAGCTTCGGCATCGGTGCGGCGCGGCTGAACAAGATTCTGGCCCGGGCGGAAAAGCTAGGGCAGGAGAGTCTGGATGTGGCCATGACAGTAAACGACCGGGGGATGCCCTCGACGGACAGGAGCCTTGCTTTGCGGCGCAGCTGGATGCCGGAGGGCGTAGACCCGGACTTCCGGGTGCCGGTGCTGCACAGCCCCCGCACCCGGCGGCAAGAGCAGCTGCGGATGGCGGGCAACGTGGCGGCCAGCATGGTCTGGACGCTGTGTGCTGAGGCCTGCATCGAGGAGCTGGGCTTCGGCGCGGTGCGGCTGAACCGGCTGAAGGAAGAGGCACTGGCCAACTACAGGCAAATGAACGAGGAGGGCCATACCGACGGACTGGACGTGGCGATGGAGCATCTGCGCCGGTGCGCCGAGGACGCCCTGAAGGAAGAGGTCACTGTGGACGACCAGCCGGACGAAGACCGGGTCCGGCAGAGCGAGCGGGACTACGAGGAGCAGAAACGGGCCTTTTTGAAGCGGGCCGTGATGCAGCAGCTGGGACGCCGGGCCGGGAAGGGCGGGCTGCGGGTGCTGAGCGAAAAGAAGCTGGAAGAAAAGGCTACGGCTGCAATGGCACAGCTAAAGGAGAACACATGGGAAAAGCGAATCTCTACACCGTGAAGGACTACCAGACCGGGGAAGTCCTCGCAAAAGGCACAGCCGGAGAGCTGGAAGCCAGCGGCATCGTGCCGAAGGGCTACCACACCAGCAAGTGGGCCAAGCATGAGAACCAGAAGCGGCGGAACCGGAAATACGCAGTCACTTTTGAGGAACGGCAGCCGGAAGTGAAGCGCGGCGAGAAAGGCCGGATGATGAGCGTCTACACCTGCTACAACGCAGCCGGAGACGTAATAGGCGAAGGCACCGCAAGGGAACTGTGGGAGGCGGGCGTCTTCAGCAACGACAACGCGGCCTACTATACCTACAAAGAACAGGGCGGACGCTGCATAAAGCGCGGCATCACAAAAATGACCTGCCGAAAAGAGATGCGGAAGGTCGGCCAGAACAATGCCCGGGGTGAAAAGGCAGACTGCGCCGCAAAGAAGCCGGAGCGGCCTGTCCTGCGGAAGATAAAAGACCCGACGCCGCTGGACTACGACGTCCACGACCTGATACTCTACAACGCCATCGCCAGAAAGGAAGGCCGGCCGGAGTTGACCTACGGCTACTGGGCGGCGGCAGGAAAACCGGCAAGGCCATAAAAATACAGACAGGCAAGCCCCCGATGGTTTTCCATCGGGGGCGTCTTCGACAAAATATAAGGCGAGATGGGTGCTGCCGAGGAGGCTCGGCGGCAGGCATATCGGTTTATATAGAGGTAAACCTCTCTTAAATGAAGCGTCCGGGCGGGCGCTTTGGGGAGCTAGTATACCCGTTATCCCTGTGACGGTGATGGGCCACAGGAAAGAAAACCACACTACCAGCTCAAGGCAGCAGGAGGGTACAGGATGAAGAAGAGATATACCCGGGAGAAGAAAACACTCTGCGGAGAGGGGTACATGGAGGTGGACCTCTACCACATCACACCGGAGGAGCACGCAGCCAAGCGCCGGAAGAAGACGAGGCCCAGCAGCGAGCGGCAGAAAAAGCGGAACGCCCAGCACGCACACCGGTGGAGGGTACAGAAAGCCAACGCAAACTTTACCGTGCTGGGATTTTATCTGACCCTGACCTACATAGACACCTTTTTGCCGGAGAGCATGGAGCAGGCCCAGCGGGATCTGCGCAACTACATCCGCCGGGTGAAGGCTGCCATCGCTAAGCTGTACGGCGCAGACGTGGAGCTGCGGGTCATGGGCCTGACCGGCTGCGGACGGAAGAGCGGGCGCTACCACCATCATCTGCTGGTGGAGTGCAAAGGGCTGACCATGCGGCAGAATGCGGAGTTCCGGCAGCTGCTGGAAGACAAATGGGCCGTGCGCTGGCCGGACGGCAGCGTGGAGAGCCTCGGCACGGCCAACGCCGACCGGTTAAATCTGCAAAACAGGCTGGATGACCTGATCACCTACTTCGAGAAGCACGGGCAGATGCGGTGGTACGAGACGCGGAATCTGACACTGCCGGTGGAGCACACCCCCAACGACACCCGATGGAGCCGCAAGCAGCTGCGCAAAGGCTGCACCGACTGCAAGGACAACGCCTACTGGTGGGAGCAGAGATACCCGGGCTGGAAGTTTGTGCGGTGCGTCGTGCCGGAGCCGGACGCGCCGGGCGACGAAAAAGAGGGATGGGACGCAGACGAGCTGCGCTGCTATGTGGTGATGGTAAAGCGGGAGGGTGCGAAAGTTCGCACCTGACAGACAAAGTACCAGTATTTTGCGTTTTAACGCGCGCGGAAGAAAGGCGGCGAGGGATTGACCAGAGAGCAGAAACGACGGGTACGGGCAGAGCTGCGGGCTTGTGGACAGGGAAAAAGCGGCTGGGCGGGCGTGATCGCGCTGGCGATGGACTACTACGAGACCGAAGACCCGGTATGCAGGCGGCTTTTACAGCTGCGGTATCTGGACGGGATGCCGGAGGAGCGAGTGGTGGCGAAGCTGCACATCGGGCGGACGACCTACTACCACAAGGAGCTGGAAGCGCTGAGCACCGTTGCGGTGTATGCAGCGGCGGCGGGGCTGTTATAGCATTGCCATAGCGTGATGAGGCTGGGGGGACCCGGCCTGTTTGCCATACAAGAAACTACTGCGGGCAAAATGTCTGCAGCGGAGGCGACCGCCGCCAGTGGCGGAAACAGGGAGCCGAGGCTGGGGCAGCGGCCAGCAGGATGCAAGCGGGAGCGCAGCAGACGCCGGGAGCCGCAACCCGTGCTCGCCTGCGGCGAGACCTTGCAAAACTACTGCGGGCAAAATGTCCGCAGTAGTTTTGTTTTTCCGGTGGCTGTAGACTGGGAGGGAAGAACTACAGAGGGGAGGCAGAGCATGGCAGGGCGCAGGTATTGCAAAAACACGGTGAAGGGCTCCCGGCGGGGACAGAAGTACCCGCCGAAGGTGCGGGCCGAGGTGCTGATGGCCATGCTGTCGTCTGGCTCCATCTGTGCGGTAGCCCGGCGGTACGGCGTACCGGAGAGCACCATTCGCAGCTGGATGGCGGAGGAGGCCAGCCGGGGCGACGCCTTTGCAAAAGAGCGGCAGGCTGCTGCGCGGGAGATCGCCATCCGGGCCAGCCTCGGTGCGAGGGCGCAGGTGAGCTATTTGCAGAGCCGTGTGGACGAGAGCCAGCGTGCGGCCCAGGTAAGAGCCAGGCTCCATCGGAAACTGGACGAGGACACCCGCGCACGTTGCTTCGCGGTAGGCACACTGCTCAAGAGTGATGCCGAAGAGCTGGCGGACGCCACGGAGACGGGGCTTGTGCTGTACGCTGCCGAGGACAGCTACGACCGGCAGCTGGACAGCGAAGAGCGAAAACTGCTGGACGCTCAGCTCGAGCGGTACGGTGAGCGCGTGATGAGCGACAAGAACGCCGCCGCGATGGCCACCGTGCTGATGACCGTGGCCGAAAAGGCTGCGGCAATGGTACCCAGCCAGAGCCAGAGCGAGGGCGATGCCCCACCGCTGGTGGAGATCGGGGCCGAGGGCCGGGAAGAAAAAGGGCCGGAGGTGATGGTGGATGGAGCATAAAACATATCACGGACGCCCCGTAATCTGGTCGCCGCAGCCGAGGCAGGCAGCTTTTATGGCACGCACCGAGGACGAAGCTCTGTATGGGGGCGCTGCTGGTGGCGGGAAGAGCGACGCACTGATTATCGAGGCGCTGCGGCAGGTACACATCCCACACTACCGGGCGCTCATCCTCCGCAAGACTTACCCGCAGCTTTCGGAGCTGATCGACAAGACCATGCGGTACTACAAGCCGGTATTTCCCAAAGCGAGGTACAACGGCTCGAGCCACTGCTGGACCTTCCCCAGCGGGGCGAAAATCTACTTCGGCAGCCTGAACCACACACAGGACAAGTACAACTATCAGGGCAAAGCGTTCGACTTTATCGGTGTGGATGAGCTGACCCACTTTACCTGGGACGAATACAGCTATGTCATGAGCCGCAACCGCCCTTCCGGCCCCGGCACCCGGGTCTATATCCGGGCCACGGCCAACCCCGGCGGCGTGGGGCATGGCTGGGTGAAGGCACGGTTTATCAGTCCGGCACCTGCCGGGACGCGGATGGTGCAGCTGGTGAAGGTGAAAGCGCCGGACGGGGAGGAGATCACCCGGCGGCGCACCCGCATTTTTATCCCGTCCACCGTCTTTGACAACCCGGCGCTGCTGGAAAATGACCCGGGCTACATCGGCACACTGGCCTCGCTGCCGGAGGCCGAAAAGCAGGCGCTGCTCTACGGAAACTGGGACAGCTTTTCGGGGCAGGTGTTCACCGAGTGGCGGAACGACCCGAACCATTACAAGGACCAGCGCTGGACCCACGTCATCGAACCGTTTCCCATCCCGGAACACTGGAAGATATGGCGGGGATACGACTTCGGTTTCTCGAAGCCGTTTTCTGTGGGGTGGTATGCAGCGGACGAGCGCGGGCGGCTCTACCGTATCAAGGAGCTTTACGGTTGCACCGGCACACCCAACGAGGGCTTGAGAAAGGACCCGATGGAACAGGCACGGATGATCCGGGAGGCAGAGGAAAATGACCCGCTGCTGAAAGGCCGGGTCATCCTGGGCGTGGCCGACCCGGCCATCTTCGACGAGAGCCGGGGCGAGAGCATCGCGGACATGCAGGAGAAAAGTCCGAACTTTCTGCACTGGATGCCCGGCGACCACACCCGTCTGGCGGGAAAGATGCAGTTTCACTATCGGCTGGCTTTCGGCGAAGACGGCAGGCCGATGCTGCAGGTCTTCAACACCTGCAAGCACTTCATCCGCACCATCCCGAACCTCGTCTATGACGAGAGCAATGTGGAGGACATCGATACCACGCAGGAGGATCACATCTACGACGAGTGCCGGTATGTGCTGATGGAGAACCCCATCAGCGCCGCAAAGCACACCCAGCCGCCGCCCATGCTGGACGACCCGCTGGATATGGACCCGAGGAAGGATAAGACGAGGTTTATGAGGATATGAACAGGAATGCGGAAAGGAAAATGGGATGGAATTTGGTAAAAAAGAGCTTGACCTGACAGCAGATAAAAGCCCCGGCGGCGAGAGTCTGGCCGGGGTGCTGGATGGTGAACCGGCGATCGGCGAGAAGGAGATCAGCGAGGCGATGGCCATCCTCGAAAAGTACAAGTCGGCCAAGGCCAGTCTCGACAAGCGGATCATCGACAACGAGGAATGGTACAAGCTGGGCCACTGGAAGCAGTATGGCAACCGGGTGATGGAGGGCAAGCGTGCTCCCAGCACGGGGTGGCTGTTCAACTCCATCGCCAACAAACACGCCGACGCCATGGACAACTACCCGGAGCCGAACGTGCTGCCGAGGGCGCAGGACGACGAGGAGACGGCGAGGCTCCTCTCCGACATTCTGCCGGTGGTGCTGGAACAGGCGGACTACGAGAGCGTGTACAGCGACACCTGGTGGCGCAAGCTCAAGCAGGGTACCGGCGTCAAGGGCATTTTCTGGGACCCGGCGCTGCGAGAGGGCCTTGGGGACATCGCCATCCGGAGCATGGACCTTCTGATGCTCTACTGGGAGCCGGGCGTGGAGGACATCCAGGACTCGGCCAACTTCTGGCGCTGGCCGACAACGACCGTCTGGCGGCCCGGTGGCCTCAGCTCGAGGGCAAGGCGGGCAGCAGCGGCATCACCGTGGGGCAGTACGTCAGTGACCAGAACATCGACACCAGCGAAAAGAGCGTGGTGGTGGACTGGTACTACAAGCGGGAGAAGCCCGGCGGCCAGACCGTGGTGCATTACTGCAAGTTCTGCAACGGCGTGGTGCTCTACGCCAGCGAGAACGACCCGGCGATGGCCGAGACGGGCTTCTATGACCACGGAAAATATCCCTTTGTGTTCGATCCGCTCTTCGTAGAGGAGAACAGCCCGGCGGGCTTCGGGTACATCGACGTGATGAAGGACACCCAGGACGCCATCGACCGGATGACCCAGGCCATGGACGAGAACACGCTGGCGGCGGCCAAGAAGCGATACCTCGTCTCGGACACGGCGGGCGTGAACGAGGACGAGCTGCTGGACACGGCAAAAGACGTGGTACATCTGGTGGGCCGTCTGGATGAGCGGGGCTTCATGGAGCTGGAGACCGCTCCGCTGCCCTCCAACACCATCGCTTACCAGCAGAACCGCGTCGCAGAGCTGAAGGAGATCAGCGGAAACCGGGACGTGAACCAGGGCGGCGCGACCAGCGGCCTGACGGCGGCCTCGGCCATTGCGGCGCTGCAGGAAGCAGGCTCGAAACTGAGCCGGGACATGCTGAAGAGCTCTTACCGCTCCTTTGCCAAGGAGTGCTACTTCATCATCGACCTGATGCGGCAGTTCTACGACGAGAGCCGCGTCTACCGGATCACCGGCCAGCAGGGCGGCACGGAGTACCGGGAGTTCTCGGGACAGATGCTGCGGCCGCAGCCGGTGGAGAGCGTGGGCGGCGTGGAACTGGGCGCCCATGAGCCGGTGTTCGACATCACGGTGAGCGCGGCCAAAAAGAGCACCTTCAGCCGCCTCTCCCAGAACGAGACAGCGAAGGAGTGCTACCAGCTGGGATTCTTTGCCCCGGCCAACGCGGACGCTGCATTGGCGTGTCTGGACATGATGGACTTCGAGGGCATCGAGAAGGTGCGCCAGAGGGTGGCCCAGAACGGCACCCTGTACCAGCAGCTGCAGCAGGCCATGGCACAGATCCAGCAGATGGCGGCTGTCATCGACCAGCAGAACGGCTCGAATCTGAGCGAACAGGCCGGTGCTGCAGCCGCTGCCATGACCGGCGGCGGGGGCGGTGGAGAGACCAGCGCGAAGACAGTGACGAACTCTCTGGGCGGACAGGTGGGCGGCGGAACGAACCCGCTGGCCACGAAGGCTGCCGAGAGGGCGATGAATATCAATGACCCGAATAAGTGAGGAGGTTCTACATGATCAAAATTATTTATGTGGCAGACCCGGAGGGCGGGAAGCTGACGATGAGGGCCGAGGGCCACGCGGGGTATGCCCCGGCGGGACAGGACATCGTATGTGCTGCGGTGAGCTGCCTGATGCAGACGCTGGCGTACAGCGCTGTGGAGGACGAACACACCTCGAGCTGCATCTATCAGGGCAAGGAAGGCCCGGTGTTGAATGTGGAGGCGGGCGACAGCGTCCTCATGCGGGACAAGTTCGAGCTTGTGGCCGACGGTCTGGACCTGCTGGCCGAACAGTACCCGGATAATGTGAACTTCAAGAAAAGATGCAAGTGCAGCCCGGCGGTGGACTTGCAGCTGTTTGCGGAGGGCGGTGACGGTGCAGCGGCTGCTGGCGGCGATGGTGCCGCCCCTGCGGCGGAAGAAAAGGCTGTGTCTGCCCCCGCCCAGAGCAAGGGCCGGGAGGCTGCTGCCGCTGAGGTGGATGAGATGCTGAGTCCGGCGGAAGAGCCGGACGCGGAGCAAGATGCTGCTGAAGGCGAGGAACAGGACGGTGCGGCAGACAAGAGCGGCACCGACCCGGAGGCACACCGGAAAGCGTTTGGCGAACTGATGCGGGGCGAGTACAACCGGGAGTTTGGCGAGATGATCGTGCAGGCCACCCAGAAAGCCTACGACAGCATCCTGAACGAGCAGGGGCCGGTGGGGCGTATCCTGAACGCTTTGGGCCAGAAGTACGGCACTACTCCCGGCGACTACGAGGCACTGGCCGCTGCGGTGGAGGGCGGCGTCGTGAAGGACGACGCCTACTACGAAGACATGGCCATGAAGAAGGGCATCAGCGTCCAGCTGGCCAAGGAGATGGACGCGCTGGAAAGCGAGAACGCCAAGCACCGTGCCGCCGAGCAGCAGCGGGCGGAAGCCGCCAAGATGGAAGCCATCCAGCAGGAGTGGGACGCCGCCGTGGAGCGCATCCGGGCCGAAGACCCGGACTTCGACATTAAGACGGCGCTGGCCGACCCGGACTTTGCCCAGATGCTCAAGCTGGGCGTGAAGATGGAGGACGCCTACAAGGCCCGCTACTTTGACGACATCATGGCCCGGAAGACTGCTGAGACCGCCAAGAAGACGGAGAGCGGCGTGGTGGAGCGTATCCGCCAGCGGGGCGCACGGCCCAGCGAGAACGGCACGAACCCCGGCGGCGCGGCGGTGCTGAAGACCGACGTCTCCAAGCTGACGCCTGCCCAGTGCGAAGAGCTGGAACGCCGGGCCATGCGGGGGCAGATCATCACTTTTTAACCGGAAGCTGCCGCTGCCCGGAAGAAAACCTCTCAGCTTTGCAGCCCGCCTGACGGCGGCGCTGCAAAGCAGCTCTCCTAGAAAGGAGAGCCTTTCTCAAAGGAAATGGCGGCTCTCAATAAAGCAAGACACGAAAGGAGAACACAAATGAAAATCCACATGAATCTGCAGCTGTTTGCACAGCCTGCAAACCACACCGGCGCGACTGGCATGAGCGCCGAAATGAAGACCTACTACGAGAAGCGTCTGCTGGACCAGGCAGAGCCGCTGCTGGTGCATGACCAGTTTGGCGACAAGTATCCCATCCCGGCCAACAACGGCAAGACCATCGAGTTCCGCAAGTACGAGAGCCTGCCCAAGGCCACCGAGCCGCTGACCGAGGGCGTGACCCCCAATGCTCAGGCCCTGACCGTCACCCCCATGACCGCCACCGTGAAGCAGTACGGCGGCTGGGCAGCCATCACCGACGTGCTGCAGCTGACCGCTATCGACAACAACATCACCCAGGCGACCAAGGTGCTGGCATCCCAGGCGGGCCGTACGCTGGACACCGTGACCCGCGAGGTGCTGGCAGGCGGCACCAACGTCATCTACGCGCCGGCGGGCGACACTGCCGTGACCAGCCGCGCCAATCTGACCACCGCCAGTGTGCTGACGCCCGACCTCATCGACCAGGCGGCCACTGCCCTGAAGGCCCAGAATGCCGACGCCATCGGCGAGAGCTACGTGGCCATCGTCCACCCCTATGTGGCCTATGATCTGCGCCGCAACCCGGAGTGGATCGACGTCCACAAGTATGCTGCCCCTGAGAACATCTACAACGGTGAGATCGGCAAGCTGGTCGGTGTGCGCTTCATCGAGACCAGCGAGGCGAAGATCTGGACCGGCAGCGGCTGCCCGAGCGGTCTGGCCGTGTTTGGCACTCTGGTGCTGGCAGCTCATGCCTATGCTGTGACCGAGGTGGAGGGCGGCGGCTTGCAGCACATCGTCAAGCAGCTGGGTGCGGGCGAAGACCCGCTGAACCAGCGCGCATCCGTGGGCTGGAAGGCCATCAAGACTGCGGAACGTCTGTGTGAGCAGTACATGGTCCGCATCGAGAGCATCAGCCCGAAGTACAGCGCGAAGGCGAAGGCAAACTAAGGAGGAAATACTATGGCTACGAAGAAAGAACCTGCGGCCCAGGCCGTGGAGAACGCGGTGGAGACTGTGGAGAAGATCGAAGCAAAGGCCGAAGAGAAGGACGACGGCATGGTGACTATCCATCTGTTCAAGGATGACGACCGCTATTCGGCACCGGTGTTCGTGGGCGTCAACGGCGACAGCTACCTCATCCAGCGTGGCATGGACGTGAAGGTGCCAAAGGCTGTGGCCGAGGTGCTGGAACACAGCATCAAACAGGACGCCGAAGCGGCCCGGAAGAGTCAGGCCATGCAGGCGGCGGCCGGAACCCAGATGATGACCATTTGATATTTCCCCCGGTACAGCTTGCAGGCGCTTGCTGCGCCGGGGGATTTTGTTTTGGAGGTTTTTTTATGACAGCAGGCGAAGCGATAAAGATGGCTGATGAGCTGAGGCCGAACAATCATTTTGAGAACCGGTTGAAGCAGCTATGGCTGCGGCAGGCAGACAGCGGGATGCGCCGGAACATCGTGGAGCGCAGCCAGACCGGCGGCGACTTTGAGGACAAGGGCGCGGATATTCTGTGGAACGACGGGCTGGAATATGACACCCAGCTGCTGGCCTGCTGTGCGGCAGAAGCGCTTTATCCCCACTGGCTGGCAGCACAGATGGACCTGGCACTGGGCGAGACGGCCCGGGCGGCGAATGAGCTGCAGCTCTACACGAGTTATGTGCAGGAGTTTGCGGTGTGGGTGAGGCGGAACTATATGCCGGCAGGCGGCGGGAGGCTGATGACGTGACGAACCTGAACCAGATAAACAGCCAGCGGCAGCTGCTGCGGGTATTCGGTGGGCTGAATGAGGGATATGCGTGCAGCGAGGCAGAGCTGAGCGAAGAGAAGAACTTCTCTTCGCGGGGATACCCGGCCCTCGAGACCCGCAAGCCCCGGCGGAAGGTGCGGGAAGCAGCCGGGATGAACGGGATGTACCATCTGAACGGCCTTTTGACCGTGGAAGGCACGACCCTGCGGTATGCCCCGGATGACGGCAGCGCCGCTGTGGAGCTGAAAGGCGCCCTAAGCGACAACGAAAAGAGACTGGTGGGCATGGGGACCAAGGTGCTCATCTGGCCGGACAAGATGTCCTTTGATACTGTGAGCGGAACGCTGAGTGCGCTGGGGTCCAGCTGGCAGCAGGGCGGAGTGAGCCTGACCGTGACCCCCTGCGATGCTGCCGGTGTAGTGTACACGCCAAATCTGTTCGGTGCGACCGAACCGGAAAGCCCGGAGAACGGCGATGTCTGGCTCAAACAGGCCGAAGACGCCCCGTGGAGCTACCGCGACGCCCTGAAGCTCTACAGCACAGCGGGCGGCTGGCAGAACATTCTGCTGAACTACTGCCGCGTGACCTGCAAGGGGCTGGGCGAAGCTTTCAAAGCCGGGGACACTGTAACGCTGACGGGCATCCCGTCTGTGGTGAAGAATGCTTACTCTTCTGATTTCAGCGGGGACGTAGTGGTGGACGACGTGGCCGGAGACTCGGTCATCCTCTCCATCGCGCCGGACATCGAGAGCGTTTTGTATTACGGCACCTGCGTGGTGACAGGCCAGAGCGTGGTGTGGACGGCCATGGACGGCAAGACCACCCAGACCTTCGACGGGCCTTTCCCGGACGTGACGGCCCAGCGGCGGGTGCCGGACCTCGACTGGCTGACGGAGCACAACAACCGGGTGTGGGGCTGCTCGAGCACCGAAAACGTCATCTATGCCTGCAAGCTGGGCGACGCCACCAACTGGTTCTCCTACAGGGGAACGGCAGCGGACAGCTACGCCGTGACTGTGGGCAGCGACGGGGCCTTTACCGGTGCGGCTACCTGCATGGGATACGTGCTTTTCTTCAAGGAAAACGGTCTGCACAAGCTGTACGGCACCAAGCCCAGCGACTACCAGATGAGCAGCATCCAGTGTTCGGGCGTGGCCAAAGGTGCGCACCAGAGTCTCTGCGTCATCAATGAGACGCTGTACTACCTCTCGATGGACGGCGTCATGGCGTGGGACGGCAGTCTGCCCACCAAGGTGTCGGCCTCTCTGGACGAAGAACGCCTCAGCCATGTGACGAGAGCCGCCGCCGGCGGGCTGGTGGGCCGGTACTATCTGCACACCGAAAGCTCCGGCGGGCAGCGGCTGTTGGTATACGACACTGAGAAAGGGCTTTGGCACGAGGAAGACGCCACCGGCTGGGCCATGTGCAGCACCGGGCGACAGCTCTATCTCTGGGACAAAGAGGCCATCTGGGCCGCAGACGGAAGCCGGGAGGCCAGCGGCGAAGAGGACACGGTGGAATACGAGGCTGTGACCGGTGACATCGGACTCGGGAGCCCGGACGACAAGTATTGCAGCCGGGTGACGGTGCGGCTGGACGCGATGGAGCGGACCGTGGTGACGCTCTGGGCCAGCTTCGACGGCGGCGAGTGGCAGGAGATGGGCCGGGTGGACACCGCAGGGAAGCGTGTGAGAGTGAACCTGCCCTTCGTCCCGACCCGTCACGACACCATGCGGCTGCGCCTGACCGGAAAAGGGCAGATCGCAGTGAGGAGCATCGCCATGACGCTGAGCAGCAGCGAGGGCGGAAGAGTGAACGGAGGTGTACCGAGACGTGGCTAGTATCGTGGGACTTTCGAAGATCTCCATGCCGAGGCTGGAGGGGCTGGATACGGCCAGCGCCCGGGAGCTGAGGAATTATCTGTACCAGATGCAGGAGCAGCTGGAATATATTCTGAGCAACATCGACACCGAGAATCTTTCGGATGACTTAAAAGAGAAGCTGAACCAGAGTCTTTAACAATAACAGCAGGAGAGGAGAAAACCTCTCACTGTTCCCGTCGGCCTGTGGCCGCGCGAGAACAGAGCTCCCCTGCTAGGGGAGACTTTCTTAAAGGAGTTATTATGAGCAAAGCAACGAATGCAGCGAGAGAACAGCTGGATGCGTGGGAGGCAAGGAAGCCGGAAGACTACACCAGCAAATACAAAGACAGGATAGATGGCGTGATGGGCCAGCTGGACGGGATGAAGGATTTCAGCTATGACCCCACTCGGGATGCGGCCTACGAGCAGTACAAGAACAGCTACACCCGACAGGCAAAGCTGGCCAACGAGAACGCGCAGGCCAACGCCAGCGCCATCTCGGGCGGGTACGGCTCGAGCTATGGCACGCAGGCGGGCCAGAGCGCCTACCAGAACGCCATGGCGGGCTTGAGCAATGCCACGAACGGGCTATACAGCCAGGCACTGAACCAGTACACCCAGAAAAAGAGCGACCTGCAGAGCCAGCTGAGCGGATACCAGCAAGCCGAGGCGCAGGACTACGAGAAGTACCAGACCAACTATCAGAACTGGGAGAACCAGCGCAACTACTATCAGAGCATGTACAATCAGGCGGTTAGCGAAAGCCAGGCAAAGAAGAGCCGGAGTACGAGCATCTTTGGGACGATCCTGAGCGTTGCCGCAAGCCTGCTGCCGTTTCTGCTGTGAAAATAAAGCGCCCGGCCCGGAAGGGCAACGGCGACGACCGCCGCCAGTGGCGGAAACAGGGAGGAGCTGTTGGGGCCGCGGCCAGCAGGATGCAAGCGGCAGCGCAGCAGACGCTGGGAGCCGCAACCCGGACAGCCAAGATGAAACAGAATTAAAAATGCCCAGCCCGAAGGGGCTGAGCTATCAAGAATTATGCAAGATGGAGCTTTTCCTTCAAGGCGTCCTGAAGAACGCCGGAGAAGTTGATGTGTGCGGCCTCGGCTGCATCATTGAGCCAAGCGGGGACGGAGAGGGTCTTTTTAACAGGGCGGAACTGCTTTTGGTAAGCAGCCATATCAAAGGGGACCATGACCACAAAGTCTCCGGCCTCCACCGGAAGAGAGGAAGGAACGGAAGGAGTGGGGCAGACAGCGCACTCTTCCAGCATCAGGCCGATGGCATCCTGTGCCATCCGCACAGCCTCATCCATCGTATCGCCCTGCGTAAAGCAGCCCTCGATGTCGGGGACGGTGACAGAATAACCCGTTTCTTCGGGGTGGAACACCGCGGGATAGAAAACAGCGTTCATAGAAATGCCTCCTTATTTCTTCAGACCGGCCAGTTTGAGGATATTTTTCTCTGTGCCGGGTTTGAGGTCTTTGGCGTGGAAAGGGACGATAGTGGTCTTGCCGGTGGTGGGGTTGTGGTATTTGCGATGAGAACCGTTGGAGCTGACGAACACGAAACCGTTCTGTTCGAGCAGGCGAACGATCTCTTTGGGGGTCATTGGCATGAAGATGCACCTCCGAATCTGTAATTATAATATATACGTGTTTTACGTATTTGTCAAGAATGGAGATTAGAAAATGGGAGTTTTTAAGAGATACAAGGACGCGCAGGCGGCGCAGAAGGACGCGGAGAACGCGATGCCGGGGGCATACCAGAGCAACTACACCGACCGGATCAACGAGGCGCTGGACAGCATGGGCGCAGCCAGCAATGCAGGCTATGACGTAGGCACGGACAGCGAACTCTACCGGCAGTACCGCGCGGGCGCGCAGGCGAATGCCAGGGCGGCGGCTGAGAACGCCGCTGCGGGCGCTGCCGCGCTGAGCGGCGGGTACGGCTCGAGCTACGCAAACAGTGTGGCCCAGCAGGGCTACCAGCAGGCCATGGCGAACGTGGACAGCGGGCTGGCCGGGCTGCGGGACAAAGCTCTGACCATGTACCAGCTGAAGCAGAACGGCCTCTCGGGGCTGCTGAGTGCGCTGCAGAATCAGGACAGTCTCGAGGCGGCAGAGCATCAGGGGGCCGTGGCCAACGCGCAGGACTGGCGGGACTACAAGAAGAGCCGGGCAGACCAGGCGGCGCAGGAGAAGCAGAACTTCTGGGATAATCTGATGCAGGTGGGCACCGATGCTGTAAAAGCGGGCTTTACCGCCTACGACCGGTACAAGGGCTATGACCAGTGGAAGCAGGAACATGAGCTGCAAGAAAAACAGGTGCAGGCGCAGCTGCAGCAGATGGCGATAGACAAAGCGCTTGACTATAAAGAACGGGGTGCAAGCGAAGCTTTCCTGAACCAGTTCCTGAGTGCGAACGGCTTAGACCCCAGCATTCTCAACGATTGGACCACGGAGAAAACGACTGAGCTTTCCCCGGCGGATTATCTGACGGCAATGAAGGGAATCACCGACCTTTACGAGGGTGGTTTCCGCGATGCAGCAGGGGCTGTAGCCGACATGTACGGCATCAGCAGGGATGCGCTGAACTACACGCCTCAGTACATCACCGGCAGCTACAGCGGTCGGAGAAGCAGCGGCTCGGGCGGATCTTCGGGCAGCAGGAGCAGCAGAACGAAAAGCAGCGGGAGCAGCCCGACCTATGCCCAGCTGCTGAGTATGTCGAAGGAGTTTGTCACAATGAAAGCGAGTGACCCGCGATATGATTACTACAAGCGGACGCTGACGGATGCGGGCTGGATAAAGGACGACACCCCGAACCTGTTGGAGACGAACCGAGGTCTGACGGGGCAGAGCTGGAAAGGAGACCCGGCAAACAAGTGGGGTACTGGGACAAGTAACAGACAGAGCCAGAGCACCGGAAGAACGGCAAGCCAGTCGAGTGTCCCGCAGCGGGCGCAGGTGGCGGCGAACGCCATCAAGGGCCAGAGAAACCACGGCTCGGATGACCGGACTATTTTTGACAGCCTGAAGTATCAGGGATACACGGACGACGAAATCTGGAAAGCCTTTGAACTGGCAGGGTAAGACAGAAAGGACAAACAAATGGCAGTAACCAAACAGCAGCTCGCACAATGGAGCAGAGAATTTGACGCAAAGAACCCGGACAAGGTGAGTGGGGCGGGCAGCACTGCGCAGAACACCACCACAAAGAAGAGCAGCGTCACCAATGAGCAGTTGAGCCAGTGGAGCCGGGAGTTTGACAAAAAGGAAGCACAACGTCAGGCAGAACAGGAGCAGAACGCCCGGGCCAAAGCCTTACAGCAGTACACCGAGCGGCACATAAGCGACATGGGGGAGGTGGATGCGAGGAACGAGCCCTCTCAGGCGCACAGCGGGAGGGGAGAGAACCTCTCACCGTTCCCGTCGGCTGACGCCGCGCGAGAACGGAGCTCCCCTATCAGGGGAGCCCTTCTTAAAGGAAACCCCACCGAAAGGGCGCTGGACATGGGACAGAAGTGGGGCGTACCTGCGAAGAGCGGGAACGTGCTGGAGAACGTGGGCAGCGGGGCCATGGCCTACGGCACCGGCCGGGCGCAGGAGCTGAGAGCCAGCTTTGCCAAGGACAGCGTACCGGACGAGTTTGACCGCATCAACCAGTGGCTGGACACCGGGGACAACAAGAATCTGGCCGACGCGGTGCGGCGGGTGGACAACACCCACGGCGCGTACACGGACGCCGACCTGATCAAGAAGGGCGGCTGGACACAGGCGCAGATCGACGAGGCCCGGAAGATGAACGCTGCGCTGGACGCCATCCCTGCATGGAAGCGGGATGTGCGCCGGGTGGCGAACACCATCGGCGGCATCGGAGACACGGTGGCAGCTGCCCCGCTGCTGGGCGCGGAGTACGGCGTGCAGGCGGGAAAGAACATCGACGCCACCCTGAAGAACTGGAAACAGGTGGGGCAGGAGGTAAAGGGCGACGAACACGCCCAGAGCCTGTTTGACCTTTTGACCGACGTAGACATGGACTATAACCCCACATGGCCGGAGAGCCGGAACCGGGAGCTGATCTCGATGGGGTACAACTCCAAGGAGATCCGGGAGATGCGCCAGCGGCTGGCCGGACTGGAAGTGAGCGACGGCATCGACAAGAACCAGAGCGTGGGCTACCAGCTCTACGACCGCGGGCAGCAGCTGACGGCTGCGGCCCAGAGCGGCCTGAGCCCGACCCAGCGGGCCGTGGCGGGGGCCGTGACCAGCGCCGCGGAGAACCTGGCCGTGGCGGGCGTGAACCCGGCGGCAGTGCTGCCCGTCCTGAGCGCACAGGGAGCGGCAGAGGCCATGGGCCAGAGCGCGGAGAAGGGAGAAGGCGCAGGAAAAGCGCTGGGCGGCGGCCTCGCCAAGTTCGGCGCGGGATGGGCCATCAACTCGGTGGGCGCAGCTGACCTTGCAAAGACCATGGGCTCGGACTACGCGAAGGACACACTGGCAGGACAGATCGCGGACTGGGTGCAGGGGCTTGCGGGCAGCTCGGAGCTGGCGCAGCGCTACCCGGCGGTGGCTGCGGCCATCTCGGGCGGCATCGACAACTCGATGCAGGCCTTTGCGGAGACCTATGCGGACATGGCCATCGACGCTGCGCTGGGGGACAGCGAGGCGGCGAAGAACCTCTTCAGCAAAGACACCTTCCTCACCGCGCTGGAAAGCGGACTTTCCGGCGGCGCGTCCGGCGCGTTGGGCGGCGCAGTCGGCACGGGGCTGGCAAAGCTGAACGGAGGAGACGCAAGCCTGCTGGGGCAGGCGAAGTATCACGACCGGATGGACCGGATGGAGCGGGCTGCCGCCCAGCAGAAGGAATGGGAGGCCCGGGCGGCAGAGCCCTCTCAGTCGGCTTCGCCGACAGCTCCCCCAGAGGGGCGAGCCACTGGCGTGCCGGGCAGCTCTCAGCTGGACGCCGGAAGTGCTGCGGGGCGTGAGATGGCGGGCCTTGCGACAGAGGGAAGCGGCAGTGGACCTGCGCAGCAGACACTGGGAGCCGCAACCCGGGAGCAAAGCGCCTTTCTTAAAGGAAACTCCACTGAAAGTATGCAGCGGGCGGAAGCAACTGCCGCAAAATCGGAAAACCCGGCGGTGCGGCAGTTTGCCGAAGTGGCGGCGAGCGACAGTCTGACGGGTAAGACCATCGGGCTGTTTACACCGAACGCCGAGAACCGGGAAAACCGTGCGGCCTTTGAGCAGGCCTACGGCGTGACGCTGCCCGACACTGCGAGCGCGACCCGCCGAATGCTGCGGGAGGTCGCCGCACAGCAGAACGTAAAAAGCGAAGCAGTGCCTGCTGCACAGAGCGCAGAGCTGCCCGGCGAAGCTGTGGATATGCCGCAGACAGTGCAGGATGCCCCCACAGAAAGCGCCGACGCCATGCCGGAAACGGCTACGCCGGACAACGTGCGTGAAGCGACTGCCGCTGTAGGTGAAACCGACAGCTACGAGAACGCCCCGCTGCGGGAGACTCTGGGACTCCGGCCGGAAGCGCCGAAGACCCAGCGGGAGGCCGAGGTGCAGCGGGCGCTGGAAGGCTGGCGGGTGACGGACAAGGCAGCCGAGACCATCAGCAAAAATATGCCGGACAGGGTGGACGCCGACCGGTACGCGGCCGCAGCGTCGCCGCTGTACCGGCTGGGCCGGAGCGGTGCAGACACCTTTGCGCAGGCGCTGGAGCTGGCTGGCAGCATGAGCGGCACGGCAGAAGACATCAACTACATCCTGAGCACCGACGCCGGGCGGACGGCCCTCGAGATCGCCTACACCCAGGGCAAGGGCGAACGGATGCTCTACGCCGAAAAGATGGCCGGCCTGGGCGGGACACTTGGCAGCGAGAGTACCAGCGGCAGGGGCGAGGTATACGCCAAGGGTACGATGCGGCAGGAGAGCGACGTGGCCAGCCAGATCATCAGTCTGAACGCCGCGGCCACCGGCACGGATGCTGTGCTGAGGGATGTGCTGCAGAACGACCGGAGCATCATGGCCTATGTGGACACCGAGACGGCCCGGATCTTCTTCGGAGACAACGCGCAGGACATCTTCGGCACGGTGCTGCACGAGGACTACCACTGGTACAACGCGCTGGATGCCGAGGGTGCAAGGACTTTGCAGGAGCACGCGCTGGAATATCTGGCGAAGAGCAGCGGCTACGAAAGCCTCGACGAGATGGTCCGGGCAAAGCTCGAGGACTACAGCGCCCAGAGTCTGACCTACGAGCAGGCAGCGGAAGAGCTGGTGGCCGACGCATGGCGGGGCATCTTTGACAGCGAGGAGAGCTTCAAGCGCTGGGTGACGTTCCAGCGCGGGCAGGCAGAGAAGAACGCAGGCAAGAGCGGCGCCATCCACAAGGTAATGGAGCAGGTGCGGCAGATGCTGGATGGGCTCATCAGCCGGGCGAAGGAAGTGCTGACCATCAACCCGGACAACCGCGCCGCCCTGAAAGCGAAGCGCCTGGCCGAGGCCGAAAAGCGCACCTTACAGGACGAGTATTTCGCCCACGCAGAAAAGGCTATGGACAACCTGCGGACGGCAAAAGAAAACGCCGCAGCCCTCAAGACCGAGAGCGCGGCGGAAAAGCAGGGGGTTCGGTTTTCGATTTTGAAGGATAAAACTGGAGAGTCTTATATCAAAATCGACGAAGATATTTTGAAAGATGTTCCACAGGAAGAGTGGAAGTCTACGGTCAAGCAGGCCATCAAGGAGCGTTTCCCGAACGGCTTTGAGCGGAACGGCTGGACGATTCTGAACCATAAAGACGGGCGAAATGAATTTGTCTGGTCAAAATCGACCAAAGCGCTTCAGTGGGAAAATGCTGAAGCTTATGCAGACAAGATGCGGATGGCATCGAATTTGGATGAAATTATCAAAACGGCAGATGAAGTTTACCGGGAACCTGCCCACCACAAAAATGCAGAAGCATTCAACCGCGGCAAAATTAAAGTTATGATCGGGCCGAATGCTTATGAGGCGGATGTCCTGACAGCTATCAGGGCGGATGAACGGGAGATTTTCTATGACATTGTAAATGTTCAGCCTACAAAAATAGAACCCTTCGGTGGTACCCACGTAGAATCCGAAGATTCAAGGAGTAGATTGCCGAAGGGTTCTATTTATCAGGAAAGCGGCCTTACCTCGGTACTCAAAACCGAGCAGGGCGGTGAAGCCCCTAAGCCACTTTCTAAAAATAGTATAGCACAACCCTCCGGCGAAAGCAAGAGAACCGACGAGCCTGTGAAGAAAACGGTGCGGTTTCAGCTAAGCGCTCCGGTGGAAGTAGGCAAAACCAAGGAACTGGTGGCTGTACATAATCTAACAGAAGAGAATCTGAAGGAGGCACTGGAACTGGGAGGTATGCCGTCGCCTTCTATCGCGGTGGTGAAGGCACAGGACGGCCACAGTAAGTATGGTCCCATCTCGCTGGTGTTTGGCCCGGATGCCATTGACCCGCAGGCCAACCGTGCAAACCGGGTGTATGGCTCGGATGCCTGGACGCCGACCAGGCCGAACGTGGAGTACGAGGTAAACAGCAAAGCGGCAGCTGATTTTGAAGATACTGTATATGAAGCCAGCCAGAGCGATTTTGAGGGAAAGTTTGCAAACAGCTCGTCGCTGCAGCGTATTGGTGTAGATGAGGTGAGCAGCGAAAATCGTGAGGAGTTAGCGCAGAAGCTCCAGCGGGATACTGCGGTGCAGCTGGCATATCTGAAAGCTCAGGGCGAGAAGGTAGAACCCATATACAGGACGGAGAAGGAACAGTTCGATAGCCTCGGAAATGATTCACTGGAAAAAATCATCGAATATGCCGGGGCGGACGAACTCAAGAAAGTCTTCGAGGGAGGAGACTTTGACCTGATGGACAAGCTGGCCGACAAAGCAGCGGATGCACTGGAAGAAAAGTATACACACGGCTCGCTGGAAGGTCAGAATCGGCGATGGCAGATGCGTATCAATAAACTGCGCAATGAGAACCGTGGACGCCTGTATGGCCTGCTCGAACACGCGTATAAGATGATGACTGATACCAGCAATGGAAAAGTAGAGCTGGATGTGGAAGCTACTAGAGAAGCCATCCGGCAGGCGGCTCCCGAAGCAGCGGTGAAAAACTGGGTAAAGGAACAGCTTGGAAGTGTGCTGGGACAGAAAGGCATCCGAAACAGCAAAGATCGTTTCAAACCCGGCGGAAAGAAACGAAGTTTTACGGAACTGCATAATCCCTATACACTGGAAAACCTTGTGGAGGCTATGAATGCACAGAATGCCCGAGGGCAGGATGTGTGGGGTGTGTCAGCGGCAACGCTGATGTCAACTACGACCGCAGAGTATAAAAGCCTTGATGAGGTACGGGCAGATAAGAACCGTTTACAACAGATGCCGGAAGAAGAATATAAGGCGCTGTTGGAAAAGGCAGACGGCCAGATTGAAAAGGTCGTTGACAAGCTGCGCAGCGAGACAGAAGCCCACACAGACAACAGCTTTGAAGAGCGGGAAATACTGGGCGACATCCTTCTGCGAGCTGCACAGGGGAGCCAGACGACCGCAGCCATCGGAAAAGCCTTTGCAAAAGAGGGCTATATCATCGGTAAGGACACAGCCCAGATGATACGGCAGCTGTACAAAGATGTGGCCGCTATCCCTACCGGGTATTTTGAGGCTAAACCTCAACGTACGGTGGGCTTTGGTGAGGTAAAGGCGGCTGTGCTGCCAGACAACGCCAGCGAGACGCTGGTGAACAGTCTGAAGGAGCAGGGTGTGCCGGTATATCAGTACAAAGCCGGAGACGATGCCAAGCGCACCGAGATTTTGAACAAGCTGCCGAATGTACGTTTCCAGAAGGCCGAGCAGGCCGACCGGGAGGCGAAGCAGAACCAGCAGCGGCAGGCAAGCCGGGTACTGGCGGAGAAGGCAGCGGCCTTTGACACCCTGAACCAGTTCTTCGGCCTGACGAAGAACACCCGGCTCTCGGACGCTGCTCTCGAGAGCCTTGTCATCCGATGGACCAAGACCAACGGTAGCAGGGCCGACCGGACGAAGCTGGCAAACGAGACGCGGGCGCTGGTGGAGTATCTGCGCTCGGAGGGAGCGAACATGGCCAAGGCGCAGGGACTGGCCGAGACGCTGGCGGGCGAGGTACTGGACGAGGCCACCTACCGGAACACGGAGCTGTGGAACCAGTACCCCGACCTGCATGACCTGACCTACACGGTAGACAAGAACGGCAAAGCCAAGGCGGAGCTTGTGAAGCGGTACGGAAGCTGGACAGAGGCGGTAGCCGAGGCCCGGCGCCACGGCGTGAAGCTGCGGCAGGCGGAGGGATACCGGGACGGCAACCCGGCGGAACAGTACGAGGCCATCGTGAACGACACCCGGGCCGTGGGCGGCGTGAAGGAGAGCGCGGCAGCACTCTTCCGTTCGGCGGCACAGGAAGCGGGCGTGGCGGGCGCAGCCAGCATGGAGAGCACGGAATGGCTCGACGTGCTGATGAACGTACACGACACCATCAAGCCCAAGATGATGAGCCGGTTTGCGGACGTGGCCGAATACGAGGACGCCAAGGTGGAGCTGGCGGGCCGGATGATCGGCGACATCATGAGCCACCCGGAGATGACCGACGCCGAGGCGGTGTTCGAGGGCATCTTAAAGCACAACCGTGAAGTGGCCGCAATGGCCGCCGGAAGCGAGGAGCGTGCGGCTGAGGTGACGAAGGGGCTGAAGAGCGTGCAGCAGACCCAGCGGAAGGCTTTTGCCGACCGGATGCGGGAAAACAGCCGCAGCCAGAGCGCCGAGGTCAAGAGCGTGAGCCGGGCAGAACGACAGCTCAACGAGAATCTGGAAACGCTGGGCGCACAGGTGAGCACAGCAGCGGGTCTCGACGAGAAGATGACCGCTCTGCGGGAAGCCTACGAGCGGGAATGGAAGGCCGAAAAGAACCGGATGAAGCAGGCCCGGCAGGAGATGCTGGACGAGATAAAGCTGGAGCGCCGACAGCTGCGCTCCCAGATCAACGACCTTTCCCGGCAGGTGGCCGGAGAGCAGCGGAGAGCCGACCGGGCGGAGCATCAGCTGCTGGTACAGGAAAACGAGATCATGGAGTGGGAGGCCGAGAACCAGCGCAAGGCGGAAGCGTGGCAGGAAAAACAGGCCCAGAGGAATGCCATTGCCATTGAAACGGCCCGGCAGCAGCGGGACGAGGACGTAGCCGTAGCAAAGGCACTGGCCGAAAAGCGGGTGCAGAAGGCCCGGGAAGGACGGAAGGCGGACGAACTGAAACGGAGCATCCGGAACAATGCCGCCCAGCTCAACCAGATGGTGCTGCGGCCGAAGCCCGGGAAATATGTACAGAAGAGCCTCATCGTGCAGGCCGCTGAGGTGGCGAAGCTGGCAGACACGGCAGTGCTGAACAACAACGCCCTGACCAAGCTGACCGCCTTGCAGGACAGCATCCGGCGTAGCGGAGAGATGGACGTCGGCATCCACGCCGACTGGGAGAACAGCGGCGTGGAAAACCTCATCCAGACACTGCGGGACGATATGAACGCCAGCAAGCAGGCAAAGCTCGACCGGCTGCGGCAGCAGCTGGAAGAAGCCAAGGCCCTGCCGGACGGCGACAAGGCCGAACAGCTGCGGGACCGGCTGCGCCAGCGCATCCGGGAGACGGAGAACCGCACCTATCTGCCCATGACGGTAGACCAGCTGCGGATGCTGAAGGCCATTACGGCCAGCACGCTGCACATCATCCGGACCGAGAACAAGACCCTGAGCCTTGCGAGGGCAGAAGAGGTGGACGGCATGGCCATGAAGGCCGCCCACGAGGTGCTGAACTCGGAGGGCAACGGCTTCGGGGAAAAATTTGAAAAGGCGAAGGGCGCGATGAACCGCTACCAGCTGGACATGCTGGGCGGCACGAGAATGTTCCGGCGTCTGGGCGGCTACACCAAAAACGGCCAGATGGAGAAGCTGGGGCAGATGCTGAACGACGGCCAGCGGCGGCAGACGGAGATCCTCGTGGAAGGCGAAAGCCTGTTTGCCAACGTGACCGGCAAGGAATACCTGAAAGAGGTGGAAGCTTTTGCCGGGCCGGGGGCGGAGCTGGTGGACATCGGATTGAAGGACAGCAAGGGCAATGCCGTGCCGCTGAACCACGCACAGCTGTGCAGCCTGTACATGCTGCTGCGCAACGAGGACAGCCGCCACCACCTGATGACCGGCGGCCTGACCCTGCCGGACGCTGCCCAGTACGCCAAGGGCAACATCGAGAGAGCCTACCAGCGCAGCCAGACCGTGATGCTGGGGACACTGGTGAACGCCGACGGCACCCCGATGGACGACACCATTTTGCAGACGGTACAGGACGCCATGACGGACTATGACCGAAACTGGTGCAAGGACATGGAGGACTTTTTCGGGCGATACACCACAAACCTCATCAACGAGACCAGCATGAAGCTGCTGGGCTACGACCGGGCCACCGTGAAGAACTACTACCCCATCGCGGTAGACCGGAGCACGCTGGCGACGGAGATCGAGGGCGTGAAGATGGATGCCACCATCGAGGGCAGGGGCTTTTTGAAGGAGCGCGTGAAGAGCGACAAGCCCATTTTGCTGGAAGAGTGCCAGAACGTGGTGAAGCGGAGCCTGCGGGACACGGCGGCCTATGCGGGCCTTGCGGCCCCCATCCGGGACGTGCAGCGGGTGCTGAACAGCACCGTGGAGACGGCAGAGGGCATCGGTGTGCTGAAGGACAAGATCATCGGCGAGAAGTGGGGAAAGGAGACGGTGAGCTACATCAACGACCTGCTGACCGACCTGCAGACCACGCGGCGCAAGCGCAGCAGCACCATGAGCCGGGCGCTGGACAGGATGCGGGGCAACTACGCCGGAGCCATCCTGACCGTGAACCCGGGCGTGGCCATCGCGCAGGCAGCCAGCCTGCCCACGGCGGGCGCTGTGCTGGGAGCAGACACCATGGCGGCGGTACTGCCCTTCGTGAAGAATTTCTCGGGCAAGCAGCGGGCCGCGGTGGAAGCAGAGATACGCCAGCACGGAGACGCCCTGCTGCAATATCGCCTGCGCGGCACCAAGCGGGGAGAGATGAGCTCCATCGGCGCGCACAAAAACCTTGTGGCCAAAGCGTCGGAAGTCATGCCTGCTGTGACCGGCTGGATCACCGGCATGGACGAGATCACGGTGGCCGCGCTGTGGGAGGGCTCAAAGCGGTATGTGGAGCGCCATACAGCAGAATTCAGCGAGGGTGCCGCGGAGAAGGGCAGCGAAGCCTACTGGGAAGCCGTGAACAAGATGTACCAGCGGGTCATCGAGGAGACCCAGCCCAACTACACCACCATGCAGCGGGCGGGCATCCAGCGCAGCGACAACGAGTTTGTAAAGACGCTGACCATGTTTACCACCCAGCGATTCCAGAACTACGGCATTCTGGCCGACGCCGTGGGCGACTACAAAGCCCAGAAGGCCCGGTATGCTGCCGACCAGAGCGCGGAAAACAAAGCCGAGGTGCAGCGGGCTGGGCAGAGCCTGCGCCGGGCGGCGGCAAGCCAGGTGGTGCAGACGGCGGTATTTGCCCTGATGAAGATCGGCGCGGACTTTTTGCTCCACCGGTGGGACAAGGAGCAGGACGAGAACGGCGACATCACGGCGGCCAGCGTGGGCAAGCGGTTTTTCGACCTGTACACTGAAAGTGCGGCCGGAAACTTTTTGTACGGCTCGGAGATCTACAGCGCCCTGACCAACGCCCGGGACGGCAAGGACTATGACGTGGTGAGCGCCACCAACATCAGCGCGGTGAACGACCTGTTTGCTGCCTTTACCAAGACCGTCAAGCTGCTGCGGACGGACACTGGCGAGATGAGCGAGGAAGAGCTGACAGCACACCACCAGAAGCTGAACAAGGCGGTGCTGAAGGACATCCAGTGCGGCCTTGAACTCTACGGCGTCCCGGCGGCGAACATCCGGAAGGTGATGCAGGCGTTTGAAGGCTACTGGGAGGATGCACAGGCCATCGGCAGAGGCGAAGGATTTAGCTTTAACTCTGCACCCTCTTCGGCCACCGGGCAGTACGACCGGCTGTACAACGCCATCCAGAGCGAGGACAGCGAGGAGGCTTCTGCGGCGATGAAGAAGCTGGAACAGATGAACAAGACGGACAAGGTGGACGGCGAGCTGGCAAGGCGGCTGAAGCAGTACGACGCCGACGTGTTGGCGGCGGCCGAGGCCCGGAACGCCGGGAAGACCCGGGCCGAGGAAAAGGCCAGAAAGGCCGTATTTGAGAAGCTGCGGGAGGGGCTGGACGTCGCCCCTGTGACAGACAGGGCCAAGGGCAAAGCGGACGCGGCCCGGCGGGCGCAGCTCATCGACCTTGTGAACAAGGCGGTGGACGGCAAGGCAGACGAACTGCTGGCGGGCGGCAAGGACGGCAGCATATACGACGCGCTCCTGGACGAAGTGGAGAATGGCCGGGTGAAGGACGTGCAGGAGGAGCTTGACCGCCTGATGACCGCAGGCAAGGACAAGGGCAGCATCAAGAGCAAAATCACGGAGAGCGTGAAGGAAGAGTATCTGGCCGGAAGCGACCGGGACCGGGAGAAGCTGGAGAAGAAGCTGCTGGCCCTCGAGGACGCAGAGGGAAAGCCCCTGTACGAGGAAAAGAACTTTGCGCAGTGGGTAAGCGCTGCGGACAAGAAGGCCGAGAAGGCGAAGGACGAGAAGAACTGGTGGGAGGGGGTGAAGTAAAAATAACTTGATATTCCGGCGTAGTTGGCGTATACTGATGGTGAGAAAGTTGGAAAATCCAACGATGCAAAGGAGCTGACAGATATGCTGACAGAGCTGAGGACCAAGTCTCAGATCACTATCCCGAAGGACATCGTGGCACGGCTGGGCCTGCACGAGGGCGACAAGCTGGAAATCGTGGAAAAAGACGGAACCATCCAGATCATGCCGGTGGCCGTGTACCCCAAGAAGTATCTGGACGAGCTGCGCAGCGAGATCAATGAAACAAAGGCGAAGATCGCAGCCGGTGAACAGCCGGTCTTTGATACCGTTGACGAGCTGTTTGAGATGTTGGATGGAGTGAGCTGATGGCGTACAAGATCACATTTACCAAGCGGTTCGTCAAGAACGTGAAACGGCTGTCGGCAGCAGAACGGACACAGCTGAAAAAGAAGCTGGAACTGCTGATGCAAGATCCGCTTTATCCGTCACTGCGAACAAAGCGGATACAGGGAACAACAGACCTGTTCGAATTCAGCGTCAATATGGACGTCCGAGTTATATGGCAATACGACGGAGACACCATCATACTGTTGCTGGACATCGGACACCACGATATTCTGAACCAGTTTTAAGAAAAGAACGAGCACTCTGGCCGAAAGGCTAGGGTGCTCGTTCTTTTTGCATGTCCGCAACGGCGACGACCGCGGCCGGTGGCCGAAACAGGGAGGAGCTGTTGGGGCAGCGGCCAGCAAGATGCAAGCGGCAGTGCAGCAGATGCTGGGAGCCGCAACCCGTGCTCGCCTGCGGCGAGACCTTACAAAACTACTGCGGGCTTGAATAAGTCCGCAGTAGTTTTGCTGCGGGGGACGTGGTAGGCTTTTTATAGAGTGCTTGCCCTACTGAGAGCGGCAGCGGACCGGAAGGAAAACTCTCAGCTTTGCAGTCCGCCTGACGGCGGCGCTGCAAAGCAGCTCCCCTAGCGAGGGGAGCCTTTCTCAAAGGAAGGAGCTTCAAAGTGAAAGTAAGAGTAGTGAAGGACCATTTTTGCGGGACAGGCTGGCGGGCGGAGCCGGAGACGCTGTACCTGGGCGGCGTGGGCGCCGTATACGTGGAAAAGCTCGAGTTCGTGCTGCCGGAGACATGGGCCGGTATGGCCGTGACGCTGCACATCGAGCAGGAGGGCGGGACTATGCCGCAGCCGATGCTGCTGGATGGAAATAATAACGCTCCGGTGGACGGGCGTTTCACGACGGCGCGGCAGGGCCTCTGGATGCTGATGGCCACGGACGGCGAAGGCCGGCGCGAGATGACCATGCCCGGGAAATATGTGTGCTACCAGACGCTGGAAAACGGCGAGGGAACTGGCGCAGACGGACCGGCGATGCCGCTGCGGTATCAATATTTACAGCTGGTGCTTGAGCAGGAAGCCCGGGCAGCGCTGGAAGCACAGAGAGCCGCCCGATACCGGCAGTGGGTGGCCGACCGATGCGCTGCAAAGGAACACGCGCTGCTGCTTGAAGCGCTGAGCGGAATGCGTTACTCCGACGCCAGCGCATGGGACATGATAGCGCAGCTGAAGCAGCGCTGGAACAGCCCCCCGCCGGAGCAGGCAGAGCCGGTGGCAGTGGAGAGCATCCGGCTGGACAGCAAAGAGCTGAGCATAAAAGTGGGAGAGTCCTGCCCCCTGAAAGCTACGGTGCTGCCCGGAAGCGCACCTCAGACCGTGGAGTGGATGGCCGAACCGGAAGGCATCGTGCAGCTCCGGGAAAATACTCTGACCGCCGTGAAAGGCGGCACAGCGCTCCTGACGGCCATCGCAGGCGGAAAGCTGGCGCAGCGCAGAGTGCGGTCGGTGGCTGTATCGCTGGAAAAGCTGGCGCTGGACAAACCGTCCGTAAAGCTGAAACAGGGCGAATCTGTGACTCTGACCGCGACTCTGACGCCGACCCAGTCCACCGTGACAGCGGTGAGCTGGACAACGAACAATGCGGCGCTGGCCGTGATGAAAGACCAGACGACCGCCGTAGAAAACGGAAAGGCCGTGAACACGCTGGCAGCCCTGAAGGACGGCAGCTGCATCATTACTGCTGCCGCCGGAGGAAAGAGCGCCGTGTGCAGCGTCACGGTGGAAAAGAACGGACAGAGCGGCGGGGATGAACCTGCCATCGTGATGTATGCGGTATCCAACCGGCTGAACGGGCTGAGCACGAGCCGGGCGGACGTGGTCGTCCAGAGTGGCAAGGCGTACACCGCGGCTCTGACGCTGAACGAGGGATACCGACTCATATCCATCAAGGTAACGATGGGCGGCGAAGACGTGACAGCCACCGCATGGAACGAGAAAAAGATGACCGTCTCCATCCCCGATGTGACGGGCAACATCGTCATAACGGCAGAGGCGAAGCTCCCGATGCTGAAGAAACTGGCGGTGGGAGCGGTGAAAAAACTGGTGGAAAAGGACGGGGCAGCGGCGGAAGAATTCGTGGTCATAGCGCAGGACTACGAGAAAGAGCTGAACGGCGAAGGCCGGACGCTCCTTGCCCGGCGGCACGGTATCACCGGGAAAAAATGGAACACGACATGGTGTACGTATGCCGACAGCCTGATTGACGTCTACCTGAACAGCGAATACCTGAAGGACGCCCCACAGGCGCTGAAAGACATTCTGACGGAGACGAAATTTTACTACACGCCCGGCTACTCCGGAAGCGGCAGCAGTTATACAGGAAGCCACACGGTGACCACGCTGAGCCGGAAGGTCTTTTTGCCCTCGTGCTATGAGTTCGGATTCGAGTCATACGGATACACTTCGGCCAGCAGCCCGAAATACTACCACCTGGAAGGCTCGACCTTTGCCGATGCAAAGAAGCTTGCTCTGGCGCTGCTGGCGGCGGATGCCGAAACGGCGGGGAGCGTACCGAACACCTATTTCCATTTCTGCCTCTGGACCCGGACGCCGGTACTGAACGACTACGGCAGCGGCCTGACCGGAAGTGCGCTGAAAGAGTATCTGTACAAGTGCGCTGAAGCGGTGTGGGCGCAGATGCTGACGGCACCGGATAAGCTGAACTGGGGCGGATACAAGGTGAACGAACCGGAAAACATGAGCTGGCCTGACCTTTACAGGTGCTGGACGCACCCCTGTTTTACACTGCCGGGAAATACCGTTATCGACGCAAAGGGAAATATTGTGGAGGTGAGAGAAGAATGAGCACGGATAATGCACTGGACGCCCTGACGGCGCGGATGCTGGAAGCCGTAAAGAACACCCGCGAAAGCGCGGACTCCGCTGCAGCCAGCGCCCAGCAGGCACAGAAGATGGCGGAGGGAGAGATGCAGGGAACGTCGCTGACTGGCGCAGAGAAAAAGCTGCTGGTGCAGATATTGCAGCGGGCGGCGAACAAGAACAGCGAGATGCAGCCCGCGGTGGATGAGCTGAAAAAGCTCTGGAAGGAGAGCTCCTGATGATAGAACGCAATATCTCCCTCGCCTCGACGGGTTCGGCGCGGACATCGGGCTGTGACAACCAGCTGCGTCTGGGCTACAGCAGGAACCGGGGGATATACCGGCTGAACATCACCCAGACCGGCGAGTGGGAGGGAATGACCATCCGGGCGCTTTGGCACACAGAGCGGGGAATGCTGTTTTCGTCGCTCGTGGAGGACGGAAAAATAGAAGTACCCGCCATCGTGACCTCTACACCCGGGTGCGGCAGGCTCGTCTTTGAGGGAAGCGACGGAACCCGCACCCTGACCAGCGCGGACATCAAGTACAGCGTGGCCATGAACAGCGGCACGATGGGGGACATCCCCGAACCGCCGGTGCCTGCATGGCAACAGCTGGTAGCCCTCGTGGAGCAGGCAAAGGACGAGGCGTGGCAGGCCGGAGAGGACGCCAGACAGAGCGCCGCAAAGGCCAATGAAGCATATGAAAACACCATCGGCGCAAAAGACTCGGCTGTAACGGAGATACGCAAAGCCGAGACGGATGCACTGAACAATGTGGAGGCATCAGCCGGCCCGGCGGCGTCTGCGGCTGCGGATGCTGCCGCAGCAGGCGCAAAGGAAAAAACCGAAAAGGCCATTCAGGAAGTAAAGGACAGCGCGGTAAAGGAAGTGAAAGATGCCGCAGCAGGGGCAGCCGCCCGCGCTGCCCAGTCGGCAACGGATGCGGCCAGCTCTGCCGCCGAGGCAAAGAAGACAGCTCAGGACATCCAGGGCTACTACGACGGCGTACAGGATCTCGTGACCGACACGCTGCGAGACTACACCGGCGGCTACTACCGCAGCTATGATTTGACCATCCCGGCGGCGGGCTGGAAAGAGATGGCCAAGTCCGTAGGACGGTACTGGTACAGCTGCGACGTGGCCATCGAGGGGTGCGACAGCTCTTACGTCCCGATGGGGACCCTGACGCTGGACACGGCCGGAGAGGTTGAAAAAGCAAACCTTGCGACGGTGCTTCAGACCGTGGAGGGCGGTGTGCGGTTCTACGCTGCCATCCCCCCGAAGGTGAACATCCGTGCCTTTGTAACGCTGTTTGCAAAGGGAACGGCATCGATGCAGCAGGCATCCGCTGAAGAAGTGCAGAGGATGCTTGACGAAATTTTTAATGGATAAAAGAAAGAGAGGAAAAAACACATGGCCAGTTATGATTTGACCCGTATCCCCGCGCTGCGCGACCTGCAGGAGCTGGGCCGCCGCCAGAAGAATGTGACGGACGGTCTCGGCCAGCGCGTATCTGCGCTGGAGACCAATGCTCCCACCAAGGTAAGCGACCTGACGAACGACAAGAAATATCAGACGGAGACGGAAGTCTCCGCCTCCATCAACAAAGCTGTCGCTGCGGCAGACCACCTGAAGCGCAAGATCGTCGCCTCGACCGGGGACATCGACCTGAAGGCGGCAGACGCTGCACAGTACATCTACATGGTCCCGAAGGGTACTGCCGGTACCTCCGACAAGTACGACGAGTACATGGTCATCGACGGCGTGCTGGAAAAGATGGGCGACTGGAAAGTGGATCTGAGCGGCTATGTCCAGAAGGAAGCCGGCAAGGGTCTCTCGACCAACGACTACACCAGCGCGGACAAGCAGAAAGTGACCAACATGGAAAAGACCATGGACGCCCGCATCACCGCCAGCATGGCGACCGACACCGAAGTAAACGCGATGCTGGATGAACTGTTTGGCTCTTAAAGGAGGACAAGATGGGGATAACGCTTGCTCATCTGAAGGAAGCCGTGGACCGGCTGCTGGACAGGATCGCGCTGGTGGCTAAGACGGCCTCCAAGAGCATCGAAGAGATGGGAAAGACAAAGGCAGATAAGGTGAACATCATGTCTTTGACCATCCCGGCCAGCGGCTGGTCGAGCGACAGCACTGCGGGATGTCCATATTATCTGGACATCCCGGTGTCCGGCCTGACGGCAAACGACTGTGTGGCCGTAGTGGTAGCACCGACCTGTGCAAAGACCGCCCTGACGGCAGGACTCACATCGACCGAAAGCTTTGCAGGAAAACTGCGGCTGCGAGCGCAGCAGACGCCGACAGCTGCCATCACGGCAGTTTATTACATTGTGAAATAGGAGGGATGGACCTATGGCATGGGGTCCCATATCGGTCGGCGGCAGTGTGAGCGGTTACACGCTGCCGACAGCAACGGCCAGCGTCCTTGGAGGCGTGAAGACCGGCAGCAACATCACCAACTCCGGCGGCACCATCAGCATCACCAAAGCCAACGTGACGGCAGCGCTGGGTTATACGCCGCCCACCGCCAACACCTGGCGCGGCGTGCAGGACAACCTGACCAGCACGGCCACCGACCAGAGTCTGAGCGCAAATCAGGGCAAG